CAATCCTGTGTATGGTACACGTGAATGTGATGTGGCCCGTGATGCAGGCAAGATGTTGGCACGATATCTTGAAACAGCAGGGTGTGAAGTTCGTACTCTTCAAGATGATGATTTAGGCCTCGTATGTTCTGAATCTGATGCTTGGGGCGCAGATATCTTTGTATCACTTCATTGTAATGCGTTTAACACGCAAGCTAGAGGCACTGAGACTTTGTATAAGTCCTTTAATGGGCAACGTTTGGCCAATGATATCCAATCACAAATTATCCGAAGCATTAATACAGTTGATCGTGG